TTCGCTCATATATTACTCCGTAATACTAAAAAAATGACTCTGTCGATACGCATTTTAGCACAGGTTTTTAATTCGTACAAAAAAACCCCTCAGTTAAGAGGGGAAAATGTTACTTACATTTATTGTGGATAATTTATTTAGACTCCCATCCATAATATGAATAGCTAAATTCAGATGTAGCTAATGCTCTATGAATTGTTCCATCTTTTTTTGTAGGTTGCATGTGAACTGACCAATTATCTCCAATTTCACATTTGTCAAGTGCAGAATACTTTTTGCTGTAAAAATCTGCATCCATTTTGTGTGCATACACACATATAAATTTTTCACCAATTCCGTTAATATAAACATCACCAACATTGCATTTTTGCATTATGTCTGAATGTCCATGACCTTTAGTATAATCTGATTTTCCATGTAATTCGTTATTCCAAATTACGCCTGTTGCTGTTGGTGTGTCTAGGTATCTTACTCTCATTTTTTTTCCTTATTTAGTTTAGTTGTATAAGTTTTCTTAACCTTATGTAGAACATTATACGCATTTAATTCGTACTGTCAAGTCTTTTTTACTTTATTTCATTTAATTTAAGCATAACGCCTTCCATTACCCATGCAACCTTAATTTCTTCATCAACAATAATCTCTTTAGACAAGTTAATTATTTGTTTTAATATTTTTTCTGTCATAGGAGTTGTTAGTGATAGTTCTACTATTTCATCAAATGCTATACTTGTAAATTCTGCCATTAAATACTCCCTAACCATTTTGTAAGTGAATCAGCATCTTTTATTACGCCTTTTTCCATTTTTTGTAATAAATCTACCAAACTAGGGTCAATTACATCTAACCTTCCTTTTGTATACAATGAAAAACTTTCAGCAAACCATTCTTGTGCATCCGTATCTGCATACCTTGTAGGACTAACTGTTCTTTTACGGAATAATTTTTTTAACGCTTGTTCTAAAGGCGGTGTTCTATAATTACTTACTGTTAATCCAAATTGTTGATGTATTTGATGACCAAATTCGTGGAGTACTGTTGATTGCATCCTTAAATCGCCACCTTTAAAATACAAATCAGCAGTCCACGGTCTATCAGATAAATTATCACCAACTTTCCATAGATTGACTTTTTGAGAACTTATAAAAAAATTATAATTTTTGGCATTTACATTATTTTTTAAACTTCTGTTATATTTATTAATAAGTTTTACATATTCTTTTCGTAGTGCTATTTGTTCTACACCTGAAGAATCAAACCATTTGTCTTTTGCTTTATCTAATTCTTTTTTTATTTTTTCAGTTTTTTTAGTTGATTCTTCTGCTAATTTTTTTAATTTAGCTTCGCCTTTTACAGCATATTGATTAAAATATTTTTTACTAAAATAAAAATTACCATCACCCATCATAGCAATTGCTTTTGCTCGACCTGTTGAGCCTATCCATCTAATACCTTGAATATTTAATTTATTTAACCAACCTTGTGCTATCTTTAAAGAATCATCAAAAATAATTGAGGCTTCATCTGTTAAACCTGATAAATCTACTTGACCTGATGTTTGCCTTCTATATCTAGTTAATGGATAGCCTGTAGAACTTTTTAAATATCTTGCATCTTGTGCATTTTTAGCAATTGTTAAACTTAAAGCATTTTGAATAGTTGCAGTAGTTTTAGGCTTTGGAATAGGCTTAACAACAGGCTGTAGTTTAACGACCTTAACAGGTTTCTTAATTTTGTTCTGCAACTCTGCTAATGTTAGTGGGTTTCCTCTTTGATTAACTAAGTCAGTAAATCCAATCTTTCCTGCCTTCCATAGCTTTTGCTTTTCAACACCTAACACTTCTACTTGGAATGCTTTTGATTTAGTACCTAACCATTGCTCGTAGTTCTTGCCACCTGCAACCTGACCATCCATACTGGCACGAGTGCTTACTGGAACTTCAACCTTTACTTTAGAGCCTAATTCTTCCCAACTCTTAGTGATTGGCACTTGGGTACTCCTACAATTCCAATGTGCAGTAGAACCTACAAAGGCTTTACTGTGTCCAATTGGGTTATAGTTCATATCCCATTGCAATCCATCTAAAGCCATACATATCTGAGATGTTCTATTGTCAAAGGTAGATGACCATTCAATGCCTTTAATGATGTCTGAGTTGTTTTGGTATGTATCTAACCTAGCAGTATTGGCAACAGTCTGTATTGAACTTCTAGTTACAGCTTCTGCACCTCTGTATTGTGGAGTTAAAGCACCATCCTTATATTTGTTTACTTTCGTTCCAATCAGGCTACGGACAATGTTATCTGTCGTCTGACCTTGCATCATGCCCATTCTAACTGTATCTTCAAACTTGTTTTGGAACTGTATGGCTTTTCTTGACCACCATTGCTTAGTTGGTGAGCCTTCTATAAGCGTATTAGATGCAATCGCATTTAGAGTGTTTCTACTCATGCTAGAACTAGCTAAATCAGCCTTAATAGACTTGTTGATTGCGTTTACAGTTTGCAGTTCAGATAACTCAGCAACTTCACTCAAGATAACTGTTTGTGATTTAGATATTGCTTTATAAGCTGTGCCTATTGAGTTTCTTGTTTTTTTTAACAAGGCTGTTAGTCTTTTGTCTTGTGTTTGCTTCCTGACAGCAGTTATTACATTAGAATTTTTAAGTTCCGTAACTATTTGACCTTCAAGGTCTTTAAGCTGTTTGAGTATTTGTCGTTGTACAGTTGCTTCATACCGTTGTATGTCTACTGCATCACCAATAATTGTATCAAGTATTTTTTCATTGACATTCATGCTTCACCTACCCAAATGGTGACATTGGTGGCATAGGTGGATGTCTTTCTTCTTCTTTTTCTATCATCAGCTTACGCTAATCAAGATTCATAGGGTTCTGCATGTCTATTCTGCTTTTTTCATCTTCAACAGAAACATCATCGGGTATTACTTCTCCCTTCTTCATGTTATGTAAGAATGTTTCATGACTGATACCGCCTGATTGCCATGCACCCATTAACGCTGTTAAGTCTTGTGCGTTTATCTTAGTATCAGTAAAGTCAGTATTAAGACTAACCTCAATATCTCCAGAAACGCCTTCCCATTCAGCCATTATAGATAATGCTTTTGAAATACCCTCTTGAACTGACAATACAGCACCTACCAACACGGATGCCTCAGAGTTTTGTCTAAGTCTTACAGCATCTGCTGATTCCACGCCTGATTTTTGCGTTTGCAAAAGACTAGCACCAAGACTTGCCATAATGCCACGCTTTTCGTCAATAGCTTTTTCTAATGCTTGTAGTCCTTGACCAGTAAATTCTAAATAACCTGCCTTGCTTGATGAGTCGGGTAATATCCAAGCTGTTCCTGAACCAATTCTAAGTTCACTATCACCATCAATGCCAGTTACATACGGAGTAGGCAATGCTGTGAAATGTCTGCCATGCTCTAAGGTCTGCACTTGTTCTGTACATTGAAAGGTTTGTATCAACCAAAGACATTAGACGGTGGCTGTGTAGGGTTAAGATTTAATTCATTGCCACTAAGAGCAACAAAAGGAATTCTATCTAATGCTTGACCAACTTTGTAGGGTATATCTCATTCCATATACTCCAACCTTCATACTCTCGCCAAATTCTAACTAAATATTTGCCATCTTCATCAATCATTAGTTCTCTGTACTGAACTTCATAATCCATGTCATATGGGTCGTTTATATCATGAGAAACATAAGACTCTTTAAGAACAATAACTCCATCCATCCAGTTTGTCATTTGTTCTGTCGTATAACCTGATAAATAGGCTCTCTCAGTTGTTCTGTCGATTAATACTCCCTGTCTGCCCATTAGAAGTTGCTCGGACAGCATGTTAGAAATAAAATCATTAAGAGTAACACCAGTACCAGTAATATCATCAGCCAGTTCAAGAATCCTGTCAGGAGCATTAATAATTGGGTCAATACGCATAACAGCACCCACTAAGCCTTGTACGGTGTTCTTAATAGCGTTGACATACATCGCCCTCATTACATAAGAAGCGTACTGGTCTTTATCTTGACTGCTTAATTTTGGTAAGTAAACTTCACCTTTAACTTTGACTGCATCTGAACCTAAAAAAGAATCTCTGACCCTTGTCCATTTATTTTCTGTGTCTTGATATAAAGGATGTTTGCTCTCAATTCCCATTCTAAACTCCTATAACTTTAGCTAATTTTGGTTGCCCTTTTCTTTTAATCATTGGCTGTAGAGCATATCTTAAAGCATCAATATAGTGATTATTAGAATCAACTATAGTGGGTAAAATATCTTCAGTCAACCTGTCAACTTTGTAACTATATTTTAAAAATTCACTTGCAGTTTCCATGCACCTACTATGAATATAAACCATCCTAAAACTTCTTATAAATTCTATACCATCTTCAATACTGCCACCCCATTTGTGGACTGACTCAATCCTATATCCTTGCCTTCTAATATAGCTTATGGACTCAGGTCTAGCACTATCTGCTCTTATTATATGCTGTTTTGACATTGGAATCTCATCTATTAGTTTGTAGGTGTGGTCTAGTTCTACTTGTCTACCACCAGCTTCATGGTCAATATACAAACAATTGTCATAAATATAACATCTTAATATAACTGTTGGGTCTTGTGAAAAACCCCAATCTAAACCGTAATAAAAGGTAGCATCGCTTGGAGCAGTAAAGTCCATAACCTGTGACTTGTTCTTAAAAATCTGTGCTTCTGTTGCCCTTCTACATTCACCTTCCCAAATGTGCAAATAATCTTCGTAATCTACTTCTTTTTGATACTTTAACTCAGCCATTAATTCATCTGTGAAATAAGGGTTAGAATCCCAATTAACTTTAACTGTAATTTGATTAGGTCGTTGATTAACAATAAACTGCTGATAGGTAGGGTCTGTTTCTAGGTTTGGGTTAAGTGATAACCACAACTCTGAGCCTTTTGCCCTTAAAACAGTCGGTGTAAGTATTGACCAAGACTTAGCAGGGATAGTTTGGCATTCTTCTGCCCATGTAATGTCAACACCTTCAAGAGATTTAATCTGCATAGGGTCATGCTTTAATCCATGAAAGATAAACTCAGTACCGTTCTTACCTCTGATTGAATCACGATAAACTGTATAAAAGGCTTCTAAGTTGTTCTTCTCAATACAAGTAGACAGTAGTTTGTGGACTGAATCCCTGATAGAACCTTGCACTTCACGAGTACATAGTATTCTTTTTCTTGATTTCATGCCTATAACTAACAAAGCTAAAGCAAAAGAAGTGGACTTTCCCCCACCCCTTCCACCGTAGTAACACTTTATTGGTGCTGGTTCTAGTAATCCCTCAAACGCATCAGGAATCTTTATTGTTGAAATCATTTAGACTTAACAAACTCTACCTTAACAGAAAAATCACCGTCAACATCTACCTCTTGTCGTTCTACATAGCCACGACCTTTGCCCTGAGTCTTTAAAAACAAATCAATTGCTCGTAACTTAACTGTTTCATTAGTTGTTGCCATAAGCGAATGTAAGCCTTCTTCTGCAATGTCTAAACTTTCCTCTCTTATATCTTGCAATTGGTCTTTATCTTTCAAGGCTCTATCCCTTACAGCAATTCTTGTAATGTCAACATCATATTCTTTTTTAAATAGTCTGACTGCCCTAGCATATAAACCAGCACTCTCTCTCAGTCCACCCCAAAATTCATCGTTAGATAATTTCATTCTTGTTAAGTTTTGTTAAGTTAAATATAATGTTAGTCTCCACAAAAACAGGAAATAGTTTCATCTGTAAAATCAAAAATACTTGTTTGGTCTATTGCAATTGTTTTCATTGTTCTATAACTAGGTGTATCTGCACGAAAAAACGCTCCTTTGCCTTTATCCTCACTTAATGATTCTTCTTGTTCAATCCACCAATCAGCTAAATCAGGTCTTTCTCTTATAATACTTTGTTTTTTACCAGTACCTTTAAGAAAACACAAATCACAATTACCCCAATCAGTTACACCATTGTTGTTTGACAAGTTTAAATCAAAATGATTATTTTTCCAAAAATCTCCAACATTTTTAGCAGTAACGCCTTCTAAATATAATGGCAAATATCTTTCTTGTCCGCTTTCTATTGTTCCGTTAAGTTTAATTGCCCTTCTTTGTTCATCACCACGAATACCAACAAAACTAACATAAGGTTTTTTAAATCCACATTCATTTAACACATAATCACTTATAGCATCTAGTTTTAGCATTTTTGTACAATATCTTGCTACAGGATTAGGTGCATATCCAATAGTTTTAATTAATTGTGCAAAAGGTTCTCCGTTCCTACTAGCGGTTTTATAATTTACAATTTTGTTTTTATAAGCATACTTATTTTTTTCACCTTCTTTTGTGTTTCTTGCATATCTTTCAAGCCAAACAATATCTACACCCCAATGCTCAGAACAATCATTTACAAAGTCTAAAGTTTCAGGCATCTCTTTACCTGTGTTAGCAAAAACAACTTTAGCATATTCGGGTAACCTACCATCATGTGCTTCAAGAACTTTCCAAAGCATGTAAGCTGAAGTTCTACCACCCGAAAAGCTAATACAAGTAGGTTCTTTTATAAAATAAGGTGAATTACTATTCATTAAAAAGGAATCTCATCTTCAGGTTCATCTCTACCCATGTCTTGAAGTCTACTTGAATCTACAGAATCAACTGCATTAGCAATTTGTGCAACATAAGGTGGCAACACTTTACCACTTAGCATTTTTGAACCTGTGCTTGTAACTTTGTACTGGTCAATAAAACCACCTATAGCTTCGTCATACACCATTTTAAAATACAATGCTATTTCTACATCTTTACCATCTACATTAACTTTAAGTTTAAGTATTGGTTTTCTTTGTGCTTGTAAGTTTTCAACACCTGCTTTAGCAAATAATCCATTTTCTACATAAGCAATTGCTGTATTTGTATTGTCAAATTGACTCATTTCTTTCTCCTTCTTGATTTAGATATATATGTATAGCCTTTAGTAACAAGACTCCCTAGTTGTTCAACCGTTATTTTAGCTTGGCTATCTGATTTTGGACTTGCTGGTAGCCACCCTTTTTTGGTTGAAATTTTATTAATTTCTTGTGTTGTAAACACATTTCCATGGAACGCTTGACAATGTGCTACTGAATAGCCTTGTATAGTTTTCCATTTTAAAATATCTTTGTTATCTGTTATCCACCCCCTTCTTGATTGAGCATGGGCAATTGTCCAACCCATCTCGTTTTTTAATCTTAGTAACTCAATTTTGTTAGTAAACCTATTCTTAGGAATTAAAGATGGGTCTTGTAAATGCTCCAAAAATTGTTCATAAGTAATCATTATATTCTCCATAATTTAGTAGTTACTTAGGGTAACTAATCCCCCACTTAAACCTAACGAGGTGAGGAGATAAGGAATGATGACCTTATTTAACACCCCGAATACCGCA